GACCTTCTTGCTCTTGACGCTGCGCTTCCGAACCGACGTGCTTGTGATGCTCACTTGAACCTCCGCTTCTTGAATGCGTGCCCTATGAGGAGCAGGAATGCGACCCACCCGAGGTAGACCGCGCTGACAATTATCATACCATGAATCTCGTCCATTGTCAATACCCTTCGGTCGAGTCCGGCTGTGCGTTGCGGAGCAGGAGCACGGAGCCAGGAGCTATGGTAGCGCACGTGAACTTCCCGTTCTCCACGATGCAGAAGTACACGCCGTCCTCGATGTAGAACGGAGTCCACTGCTTCGTGTCGAGAATGAAACCAGGTCCTTGGAACACGGGCTGGTCCGGCTGGCCCCAAGCAGCGGGGGCCATGCCGAACGCGAGACCGATGAGCAGGGCGAGGAGCAGCCCGATCACTGAGCGCATGCTTAAACGAGCCGGAAGGTGCTGACCTTGAAGCCAGCCGGGATCGGAAGCTCGACCTCGGACCCACCCTCGGACGTGACCACGATCTTCTGCTGGACCGTCGGGGCCTTCTGGATTTTGTCAGCAAGCTCAATCGCCTCGTCAAGCATTTCCTTCAGGTAGCGGGCATTCACGCCCGTGAGGTAGACACCATTCGACCAGGCAAGCGGGGCTCTGAAGTAGATGCGACCTTCCCGCGTGGTGCTGGGGCGAACGTGAACTTCACCGTCCTGGAGCAGGTCAAACTGACCCACGTGGCGATACATGATGCTGGTTCCACCCTTTACCACCGACTCGATGAGTGCTCTCTTGCTGACAGGATTCTTGGCAGCCATGTTCGTTTCTCCTCTGCGTTTGAGTTCGTTCACTGCTACTCGCCTGAACGGGACGATCCCGTTCCTATCCAGGAAACTGACCACGTTTTTCAGGTGCTGTGTGGTCATAAGCTCAACCGGCCACACCACACCGTCGCCATCTCTCCAGGTAGCTCCCATCACTTCACGAGCGTGCGAACGGGTATGCCTCGTGGACCTGTCGCACCACGTCCACGGGATCGTGACCCCTCACCACGTCGGCCAGTTGCCCGTCCTCGTAGATCAGGGCCTCGTACTCGTGCTCCCTCTCACGAAACTTGACCGTGAAATCCAGGTCGTTTAAGCGCGCCTCGCCCTGGCATGGGCAGGATTCATCCCTGCACTGGTACGGTAATTCTGGGACCTGACCCACCCTTGCCTCCCTTGCCCTTTCGAGGTCCGCGTGGCTTCAGCTTGAACTTGCCTTGCTTCTGCTTACCCATTGGAGTCGGCAACCGCGTCCACGATTGCAGCCGCGACCGTGAGTGCCATGCCGCTGGTCAGCACCTGCCCAGAGGACAGGTACAGCAGTGCTTCCGTGTCAGCCACGACCATGATGAAGCCTTTCCCGTACTGCTTGATTGCCAGGTTGCCGAAGGCGAGAGGTACCTCCTTCGCAGCCTCACCCTGCTTCTGGCGTTCCTGGACCAGCTTCTGAAGCTCTCCGATTGTGTTTGCCACGTAGTTCCTCCTCTGATTGCTGCGCGAAGCGTCGTGCCCGCGCATGGCCTGTCTCCTCGCCCGCAGGTGGGAAGATGATCCCACCCACGGACCGAGGATCGTTCTCGTGATAGACTCGAAACGCGAACCGGCCCACCTGCACCACCACGAACCTATCGTCCGTGGATTGTGATGCCTTCACGGGTGGCGTCCGCCACCTCCAGGAGCGTGTCGATGAAGTCGTTGTAGCACTCACCCTTCACCTCCGCAGCCGACTCCTCGCTCTGCATGTACCGGATCAAAAGCTCGGGATTGCCAAGCACTCGGCAATCCACAAATGCCTCCACCCAATGGAGGACCATGTGGTATTGCTCGTCCGTGAGCACGTCCTCCCACTTCTTCTTGCTCTTGGGGTACGTCGGTTCGTTGCTCACTTGCTCTCCCCTTTCGCGGCAATCGGGATCACCGTGGGTCGGCTGTCCTTCTTGCCTTCCACCAGCATGAACGGATTGCGGCAGTCAGTGCAGATCGCATTGAACGTGTCTCGCGCGACTCGCACCTTGACACCGCAGCCGCATTCCCAGAGGCGAAGCCTAGTGCCCTGGATGCGCTTCACCTTCTGCACGAGCGTGATCTTGCTGTGGGGGATCGGGCCAAGGACCTTGGCAATCTCCTCCAGCTTTGCCTTCAATTCAGGCGACGGCACGCACACCGTGAACGGACCGGTGTATCCCCAGAGCTTGGCGACTCGGACGAAATCCCCCGCGTGCCCAACACCAGGACCCATCGCGCTGTGGATCAGTTCGTGAAGGAGCGTGTCAAGGATCGCAAGCTCCTCCCCGTGCGTGGGTGACACGAACACCTGAGGATTCAGGTCGTCCGTGGCGAAATGACACTGGCCCACGACCTTGCCGCCTCGCATCTTGGACGGGAAGCCCATGCTGGGCCGAACCACGTCCGGGAGCGGGAAGCCCATCTGGTAGAACGTCGGACGGAACATCTCGGTCGCTGCCATGAGCCAGGCTTCTCTCGTCTCGCGCTTAAACGTAGGCTTTTTCACATGCTCCTCCAGGCTGAGATTCCAAGTGCGATCACTCCAATGCCGATCCCGATACATGCAAGCCCTATGCCAATCACGCACAGGGCCAGCCCAAACTCCACTGTCATAGCTCCTCCCTCATAAGGTCCTGGCACGGAATCGAATCCAGGGGATCGAATCCGCAGATGCCACACTCGGCATCGTACTCCGCACCTATGCACATGCGGTACGGCTCGAAGCCGTTGTGTCTTGCACACTCGATGCTGCAAACTACAACGGGCCGACCATCAACCAGAATTACGACGGGCATGCTATCCCTCCCCCTCGTACACGCATCTCACCTTGGCCGAGAAGCCGTAGTCGTGGATCACCAGCTTTCCCTGGCTCGTGATGCCCCACTGCCTGCAAGAACCGGACCCGTAAATGTCGCTGAGTCCGTACTTCTCTTGCAGCCGGTCCACGATCTTGCCTTGCGGCGTCGTCCCATTCTCAGGGGCGCGCGTGAAGGTCACGAACTTCTGGATGTTGAAGCCTCGCCCCCAGTAGAGTGTGGCAGCGAAATGCTTCCGGTCCTCCTTCTCCAGGTGCTCTCCGTACAGGCGTCCCTCCACCTCGCACTGATTCTCGTACCGGTCCACCTTGACCACGATCCCACGACGCGGAACCTTGAACACTCTGCGGTTCGAGCGAACGCTGATCGCCTCGCAGTGGACGCCGTTCACGAACACGGCCTTGATGTGAGTCTGCCCATCGCGCTCGATCACCACGATCCCATACGGGGTACGCTCTGAGGTCGAGCCTTTCGGTAGCCAACACATGTGATTACCTCTGCTTAGGAGCGCCGTACTTGTGCTCCAAGGCCTCCAGTTCGATGATGGTGAAGGCATGATGCGCCACGCCGCGTAGCTCGAACGGCAGCATCCGCATCACCTCACCACGCTTCCGCCCACCCTCTCCCGCCTTGTAGTGCTCGCGCACTACCTTCAGGACCGACTCCTGAATCTCCGGTGTTGCCTGGGACCAAATCACGTAGCCTCCTCGCGTTTACTTCACCTTCGTGACCACACCATCCACCACCACCACCTGAGCGTACCACGACCGCTTGGTGTACGGGCACGGACCCACGACCGGGTACGTTCCGTCACCCTTGTACTCCTCCCCGAACATGCTCGTCTCCAGGAACCGGGGAGGGCGACCCACCGCGCTCTCGCGGAGGACCTTCTTCGTCTTTGGTGAACCTTGCCAGCCCATCATAACAGCCTCCGATGTTTAAGCGTGGAGCCGGGCACACCGTCCGTTCAGGTCGATTGGATTCGACCGTCTGTTGCGCCCATGACGGGCAACGTGTGGCCCAGCCCCGAGTGAGTTTACTGTCCGTCGCGCTTCAGTTCCAGCACGGCCCGTAGCTCGGCCAACTTCTGCATGGTCTCGTCCGCGAGCCTCAGCGCCGCATTCGGGGTGTAGCAGTGGTCCTCGACTTCCATCCTGGCCCGTATGATCTTGTCAGCAGCCGCGTTGACCAGGACCACCGCATCGTGCGCGGCCTTCTTGTTTCCCTTGTAGCGCGCTCCAGCCACGTGAACCTCCTACGGTTGAATGTCTCCGGCCTGGTGCGCCTCCGCGATTAGCTGCTTGAGGAGCGCGTCACCGACCTCGATCACCTGCGCGTGCTTTGCCATGGGCTTCAGTCCAAGCTCCAGGGCCAACATCTTGCGAATGCTTCGCTTGCTCATTTTGTAGCCCTTCGCCTCCATCTTGACCGCAATCAGCATCTGGCCAAGGCGGAAGGCCGTGATCCCCTTACCGGTCAGCAGCATCGCTCGCCTCCACTACGCTGTAGGTGACGCCCGTGGCGTTCCACCGCACTTCACGTACCAGGGTCTCGGCCACCTTGACCGCTCCCTCCTTCGTGCCTCTGTGAAGCCTCGTGTGCAGGTGCCTATGCCCAGGGGCTTCCAAGATGTTGATGATCCAGGTTTTCATCGCTTCTCCCACTGAGCGTTCAGGAGCGAATCCCTGTAGCTCGTCCAGTCTGTGCCCAGGTACTTCGCTTCGATCTGGGCGTTCGTCAGGTCCTCGTCCTCTGCCTCCGTGTCCTCGACCACCGGCTGCACGTGGGCGCATCCAAGCGCCGTCAGTAGGAGCGCAGCCAGGAGGAGTCGTCTCACAGTCTCACGGGGTGCGGCTCGATCCAGGCGCATTCTGCCAGGAAGCTGAGCACGTTCCGTGCCACAGGTGCCTGCGTTGTCACCGCAGGGGTTACGGACGGCACCACCGGGCTGATCGTGCGTTTCGCCGTTGCACGTCGCTTCTTTTGCACGACCGGGATGCTGACCGGCCTGGACGGCGACGTGACGCGCGAGACCTTGAAGCCTCTGCGAGCCGGGAACCGCGTCCAGCCCTTGAGCGCCAGGAACCGCTCCCTGGCTTCAGCCTTCGTGAACGCGAGGACCTTGAATCCCTCGCCGCCCTTGTCCGTCACATCGTACCAGCGGGGACGGGGAGCATTGTGCGTTTTGCAATGGACGAGCATGAAACACCTCCGGTTTAGAGAAGTCCCTGAGCATCCAGCCCTTCGGCCCACTCGGCCCAGGTCCGGGCTTCCAGGCGAGCCAGGTAGTCACACCTGGCCGCCTCGCAGTCGGCGTGCATGAGGCCTTCGCCGTCGTCTCCGGCCTCGGTGTCGTCCGTCTCAAAGACCGGGCCACCGCACCACCGGCAATCGTCCACGACTTCTGGGTAATCCATGCTGCACCTCCGTTTAAGCGGTCACGTACTCCAGGCGGACCTCGTATCCGCCGTCCTCGGGAAGGGCTGCCTGAATCGACTCGACCCAGTAGATTCGCCCGTCCTCACTCCTGGGCCACGACTCGGACCATACCACGTGCGTCTCGCGTCCGATGTGGGCCAGCTTGTTCGCGTGGTCAATCGCCATGTCTCGCGTCATGATCTGCCTCCGTCTCGTCCAGGTCCGCTTCGACATCTGCCAGGGAGTAGGGCATGTTCCGTGCCAGACTGGGAAGAATGTCTATTTCCTTCTCTCCCAAGCACTTAGCTCTGAAAGATTGGCCAGGAGAAGGGAAAAAACAGGGCGTTTTGCCCCTACGTACAGTGCGTTTTGCCCCAGGAAGGCGTATACTTATGTCAGTGCATGGGATACAAGGGCATCGAGATCGTGCGGAAGGCAAGGTGAGGTAGGTGGTTGTGGGAGAGGGGTTTACACCAGGTGCCCACCTCAAGCTCTCCTGGGCAGGGTGCATGGCTGGGCTGGGCCTGGGCTGGGCATGGTGTCCTGGGCTGAGGACTTGGGCTGCTGGGTTGAGGCATGGCGGGGCAGGTCCCCCCAAAGAAACCGAGAGAAAAGAGTCTATCCCCTTGGGAATGCGAAAAATAAATGGCTAGCAAAGCCGTCCGTCGGACACTGGTAAAGCGGTACCTCAAAGCCAACCCCCTCGCAACCAACGAGCAGGTGGCAAAGGCTCTCCACGTCTCGGCCAGACTGGTCACTTTGGCCAGGACCGAGCTTGCTCTGGAGGGCTCACCAGTCCGAGCGGCTGGGGACTACACGTCCGCGTTCTCGAAAATCGAGGACACAGAGATCAAGGACATGGAGGTCCAGGGCGCGAAGGCGCTCATGGATGCTGTCCAGGCACAGGAGCGAGTTACCGGGCAGCCGGTGAGCCTTGAGGAGCAGGTCAAAATCCTCTCCCGGCTCATCCGCGATCCGATGGCAAGTCCGCAGACGGTAGGCGGACTCATTACCGTGCTTCAGAGGATCAAGCCCGAGACGAAATCGAGGGTCGGTCCTGGTGATCCGCTGAGTTTCGGGGACAAGGTGAAACGGTTGTCGATGCTGATTCAAGCATGCGGGCTCGAAATCACTCAGAGCGCGCTCATCACCGCCGGTTTTGACGGCGAAATCACCTTAGTCGAAAGGAACGACAGTGGCGAAGATCAGAAAAATCCGCCGGACCCTGGAACGAGTGGAGCAGAATACGCCGAAGCAGGAGTCAGGCAGCCCGGACGAGACGTTGGCACAGGAGAATCCGGCACAGCCGAGCATGTCGGAGGCGGACAAGATCAAGGTCCGGGCGATCCAGAGTAATTTCGCCCAGCTTCTGGTCTCTCTGCGTGGCATGAACGCTCAGGTCCAGCACCTGACGAACCAGCAGACCTCCGATTCCATTCTCCTTGCGACTCTGAACCAGATTGACGAGGACCTCGGCAAGTTCGTGGACGCTTCCTACGCGATCCGGGCTGTCGTGGAGGAGTCTCTCCAGGCATCGGGAGCGTAAATGGCGCGACGGAAGCGGTTCAAGCCACCCAAGGTCGAGAATCCGCCTTGTTTGGTGGAGATTCGATGGGTTGACGCGCAGACTGACATCTCTGGAGAGAGCGAAGCCGAGAAAGCGGGCGGTTACTTCGTCTCCAACAGGGCTGGCTACTACGTTCGCTACTCTCCGAAGGACCCTGACGGGCCTTTTGTAGTCCTGGCGATGGAATACTCGGTTGATGAGGATGGGAAGTTGATTGTCCGTGACCACACCACGATCCCCTTGGACTGGATCGTCGGTTGGGCCGAGTCGAGAAGCCCTCTGGTGCAGGTTTTGCCCGCGCCGGTCAAGAAAGAGGCGAGTGGTGAACGTGGAGTTCTACCGACCTGAGCCGCACCCGCCGAAGTTCCCCTACGAGTACGTTACATACACGCACATTCACCCGACTTTCAAGGGAGGCAGGCAGCACGTGCTCTTTCGTGGGCATGATTGCTGGTGCGAGCCGACCATGAGTCAGGTTTTCGATGTTGACGGGAAGAAGTTGGTCGCCATCGTGGTGATCCACAACCTGTGGACGAACCCGGACGGGCCTGGCGAGAAGAAGGCAGCGTATCCGAAGCTGCGGACGGACAAGAATGAGCTATGACGACTTTCATGGGCCTTATCCTGGCCTTTACGGTCACGGCTGGCCTTCTCCCGTACCCGTTCAAGCCGGTTTCCCCAATCCTCTACAGGGGAGACACCCACATGGCGGCTACGCCGGTCCTGTTCTACCCGTACCACCCGAAACCGGACTCGTCGAGCGCAATGCCAGACTCTCTCTCACCAACAAGATGCTCAGGGACACCCTCCAGCAAGCAGCCGAGTACCTGCGACAGTACGGTTGCCCCTGGGACCCCTTCCGAGGATAACTAATGGACGCGGCTGAAGCAGAACGTAAAATGCGGGAGATGCAGGAGAAGATGGGTAAGGGCAAGAAGCGCGCTAAGAAGCCTTCCAAACCTGCGCCTGGAGTTAACGACCAGGAACTCTATCCCACCGACTCAGGTCTCGTGGACTTCAGGCTCGCCCGGAGAGGACGTAGGCGTGGAGACTCCACAGTCGCCTAGCTGGAACGCTGATGCTGAGCGTGAACTCTGGGCCGACATCTGCACCCCAGGACGCCACCCCGACTCACTCTGGTGGTTCATCCGCATCGCATGGGGAGCAGAGTCACATCTTGAGAAACCCGGCAAACGAGCCGGACGCTGGCTGACGCACCGGGTCCACAAGCCCTTCATTGACTGGTTCCAGAAGCAGGCCCTCCAGTGGATGGCCGCTAGGAACACTGATGAAGCGGAGCGGTGGCACGTGATGGTCCAGGTGCCGCGTGACTGGGGCAAGTCAGTCTCGATCACGAAGGCAGCGAATCTCTGGTGCCACCTCGCGGACCCCAATCTCGTGAGTTACATCGGCTCCGAGGTTCACCCGAAGGCGAAGGGCTTTCTCGGTCCAGTTCGTCGTGTGATGATGGGTGAGGACCCGGATGCATGGTTCACCTACCTCTACGGTCAGTGGTACGACCCCGAAAGAGAGTGGACGATTGAGCAAGTCACACACGCCTACCGCACAGCACTCGCACTTACCGAACCTAGCTTCGGTACCTTTGGCGTTGATACCGGTCTCACTGGATACCATCCTGACATGGTATTCTGGGACGATCCCCTCTCTGCAACTAAACTTCGAGCCGGTGGGGATTGGCTCAAGATCGTCCGTACAGCCGTCAACGCAGCCTACCCGGCCCTAAAGGCGAACAGCTTCTTCTGCTTCATCCTAACCCGCTACCTCGACGACGACGTTGCGGGCACGCTGATGAGTACGGAAGGTGTGGCCTCGTGGGATGGGATGCCGTGTCCCGATGGGCGAATCGCGCGAGACATTGGCAAGGGCATCTGGCGTGTCTACTTCCTCCAGGCCCGAGACAAACGCAAGACTGAGAAGTGCTGGCAAGGCGAGCCAGTGTTGCCGGAGGTTGACTCCCACGAGTCACTGCTCCGGTACGAGAAGCGAGACCCACAGGGGTACGCATCCCAGAAGATGAATGAGCCAGGCACAGGAGAGCACATGCCCCTCACCCAGGAGCAGATCGACCAAATCTGGGTGGCGCGGGACGCTGCTATTCCCATCAAGTACGCGACCATGCACGTCGATACGGCGTTCAAGGACGAGGAACGGAAGGCGACCGGAGATGATAATGCGATCATCGTCTGGCTCCACGATCTTCGAGACAACGGTGTCGTGTACCTGGACCGCGTACTTTCTTCCAACGAGTGGCGCTCCGAGGACGTGCTGACCGCGATGGTCAACACTGCCGTGGACCTTCGCAGACGCGGCATCAGGCTCGCGCACCTCACAGACGAGAAACTCCCGGGCGGCATGGACCAGGTGTGGGGGGCCGCGATTCAGGCGGCATTCTCCAAGGCTGGACTTCGGTGCCCGGAGATCACGTTCATCCCGCGCCAGGGCAAGCAGAAGGCAATGCGGATCACGACCGCTGCCGGGTACTGGGTCGAGGGCTTCGTGCGCCTCTACAAGAGTGCGCCTGGTGTCCAGAAGTTGATCGACCAGATGCTCAAGCCCCCGCCCTACGGTACGAAGGACGATGTGGCTGACGCTGCATCCGACGTGTGGCATCCTGACATTTGGACCCGGCCACAGCCGCCTGACGGACGGGCCGAGAACCTGGGAGAGATTCCGAGTCAGCCGGGCGACGATGTGCTGAAGGCTGGCCGTCCTGGGTCCGGCACCAACGAAATCAACGACTTGTACGCAGAGCAGAACCCGTGGGCCGTGAAGCACCTTGAGGAGTTTGAGGACCCCTGGGGTGGCCGACGTGAACCCGTCTGAGACTCGCGTACTGACGCTAGACATTGAGACCCGCTTCCTGGCCGCTGAGGTCGGGGGATGGGCGCGCATGCTCGCGGGCGCGGGAGGGATCAGCGCACTTGTGATCCACGACTCCACCACGGGCCGCTTCCACTGCTTCAACGACACCACGATCCAGGAGGCCGCTGAGTTCATGGAGCGCCCCAACACGGTCGTGTGTAGCTTTAACGGTGCCCGGTTCGACATCCCGGTCATTGAGGCGGTGCTGGGACGTTCACTCGCTTTACCGCACCACTTCGATCTACTGGCCCTCATCTGGACAGCGTTAACACCAGGAGAACCCAAACAGGCTAACTCGCTCCGAGAGGTCGCTTATCGCACCCTTGGGGCCGGTAAAACCGGGGAGTCGGAGAAGGCTCCCGCCCTGGCGAAGGCGGGCAAGTGGCTCACGCTGTTTCGCTACTGCAAGAACGATGTTGACCTTACCCGCCGACTGTTCGACTTCGCCAGGCAGTACGGGGGGATCATCTCACACACTGGCGAAGTCTTGAACCTAAACCTGCCGGACTGGTTCCGGCTGGAGGAAAACACATGAGTCATTTTGCTTCTGCCGACTGGCCGTCAGTTTACGGACCGGTCGCCACCCTGGCCGCGAACGCTGCGGCGATGCTTGCCGCGACGAACAGCACCTCGACTGAGGGCACGGACAAGCTGACCTACGCGGTTGGCGTAACCGGGATGTACCGGGTCAGCACCTCGATCCGAATTAGGAGCGCGTCCACGGCTGGCACGTCACACGTTGTGGCGGCTCAGGTCGCGTATACGCGCGGTGCTGCGGTTTCTGCTGCTGACATCAATAACCTCGCTGCGGCTGTCACGGACGCTGATGCCAAGACCCTCAATACGGTCCTGCACCAGAGCCAAGTGATTAGCGCGGATGCGGGATCGAACATCACCATCACGGTTCTTCACACGATCACGGGCACCGGAACCGGCACCTACGATCTGTTCTTCACCATCGAGCGCATCGGCTAAGGAGCCTTCGTGGCTGCGTATCCACCGAGTGTGAATTTCTACGGTACCCTAGAGAAGGCCAGGGGAGCCCTGGCCTTCCGGGACCAGATCGTTAATGTGGTCGTGTCCCGGAAGGAACTTTCGGAGTCATACTTCTCTCCGGTACGCTCCCGTCTCCCGCGCCTGTATGATCTCTGGCGTGGCTACTACACGGGAAAGTATTCACCGCACCGCAACAACGTCCACATCCCGCTGATCTTCTCGACCATAGAGTCTGACGTGGCGAGAAAGGTCGCTGCCAGCTTCAGCCTGTGGCCGGTGGTGCAGTTCATGGGCTTCGGCCCGAATGACGCGCCCATCGCACGCAAGCAAGAGGCACTGGTCGCGGCGCAAATGAAGGACTACAAGGCGTTCGAGAAGGAGATGATTAACTTCCTGAATGCTGATCTGTTTGGTGTTGGCATCACGCAGTTGGGCTGGAACAAGCAGGAGGAGGACGCGATCATCATTGATGCGTCTGCCTCTCCGATCACGGGCGAGATGATCCGGCAGGTGCGGAAGCAGCGCATCATCACGTTCGACGGGCCTGACGTGGAGAACGTGGACCGGCTGGACTTCTACCCGCAGCCCGGCTTCCGCGAAATCGACAAGATGGCGTGGGTGATCCGGCGCTACTTCCTGGACCTGGACGATGTGCGTGCGCTTGGGAAGGCGGGCATGTTCGACCAGGGAGAGATCGAGCGGCTGGAGCGCGAGGGCAACGGCCCGCCGCCCGCCGTGAATGAGTCCTTCGGTGTGGCCCAGTTCATGGGCAGGACCGCGATGGACGAGTCCTCGGCCCGGAACATGGACCAATACTTCCGGCCAGTCGAGATTCTGGAAATGTGGGGTCGCATCCCGTCTGAACTGGCGACCGATGGTGACACAAACCGTGTGATTTCGGTGGCCAACGGGCGCTTCCTGCTTCGCAACAAGCCGAATCCGTACTGGCACCGCAGGAAGCCTTTCCACGCTTTCAGCCCCACGCCGGACCCGGTGTACTTCGATGCACCTGGCAAGGCCGAGATTGCTGAGAAGCTCCAGATCGTGGCCAACCGGTTTGTGAACCAGACGCTGGACGCGACGGACATTGTGATCGACCCGATGCACTTCTTCGACAGGAACGCGGGCCTCAAGACGCGCGGCCTGTTCGCCCGCCCCGGGCGCTTCATCCCGGTGGACGGCAACCCTGCCGAGCGCATCATGCCTTACGCGCCCGATCTTCGTGGGGTGCAGCTTGGGACCAACAAGACGCAGGAGATGTGGTCCTTCATGCAGATGGGCACAGGCATCGTGGACGACGCGGTGATGGGCCTTGGCGGCAGTGACAGGCAGACGGCCCGTGAATACGTGGGACGCAGGGAGGCTGCCGGTACACGCCTCCAGTTGGAGTCCCGCATTTACGAGGAGACGTACCTGGAGCCGCTGGCCAACAAGATCGTGGCCCTCAACAAGCAGTTCCTCACGAAGCCGGTCGAGGTCCTGATGCTGGGCGAGAGCGCGATCATGGACCCTGTGACGAACCAACCGATTCCCACGGGGCGCGAGTGGGTGAGCAACCTTGACATGCTGCCCAATTATACGGCACGCGCGTATGGTGCATCCACCGCCCTCTCCCGTGGGGAACGCAAGAACAACATGCTCCAGCTTGCACAGACGATCATGCCGGTCGCTGGCCAGCTTGGCGCGATGAACATGATGAACTTCTTCAGGCAGATGCTGCGCGAGTTCGAGGTGCCGAACATCAACGAGATCATGGCCGTCGATCCCCGCATGCAGCAACTCATGCAGCAGGCGCAGGCCCAGCCGGGTCAGCCCACTGCAACTAACCAGGGCGGTGGGAATCTGTCAGAAGGCGGACTTCCTCCCGAACTCGCAGGCATGATGGGAGCGCAGGGCTAATGCAGTTCCGGCCACACGTGAGCACACGACCCGAAGAACTTCGTGCGATGTTCGACTTCAACCTCGACCAGCAGGACGCGGAGTACATTCGCTTCATCATCTACTCCGACGCTTGGCAGAAGTTCTTCCAGCCTCTCCTTCAGCACATGGAGGACCAGGCCACGAGCATGCTCCTCGATCCCTCGCTGGAGCGGAAGGGCGCGCGGTCGGACGACGCGCTCCGTGGTGCCATCTACACGATCCGAGCCATTCTCAACTTCCCGCATCAAATCATGGCCGAGGCCGACGCAGATGCGGAGGAGATCAACAGGCAGGCACGCGAGGCAGAGCAGTACGCGCTTCGTGGCCGCGTCGGACACTACAGTCCCTTTGGAACGACTCCGGGAGGGGATGATGCCACTCAAGCGTGGTAAGTCCAACACGGCTGTCAGGTCCAACATCGAGGAACTCGTCCACACTGGTCGGCCCGTGAAGCAGGCGGTTGCAATCGCCATGCGGGTTGCTGGTAAGGCGAGACCGAAAGGAAAGAAGTAATGGACCCGAACACCCCAATGCCGAGCCTTCAGGCTCAGATGGATCAGATCACACAAGGAATCGCTTCGGATGCACTGGCGAGCGTGGATGCGGCCTACCCGCTCCAGCGCCACGTGTCACCGAACGACCCTCCGGCTCAGGTGCAGGCCCCCACGGCTGACCCTGCTGCCAACCCCCAGACGGCTCCCGCCACCGGACGACCCGATGCGAGCCGGAGATACGCTGGGAAGTACGTTTCGGTTGACGAACTGGAGAAGGGCCACATGCACGCGCAGGGGCTCATCACCAAGTTGCAATCGGAACTCGCGCAACTGCGCGCCGTTCCTGCGGCTGCTGCTCCCGCCTACCAGGCCGCGCCACGGGTCAACCCCGTGAGCCGTCAGTCCTTGGTAGCGGAGAAGATCAAGCAGTTCGAGGAGCGGACCCAGATTCCTGCACAGGAACTGGCGGAAGTTGTTTCGGAGATCGCACGGGAAGTCGTGCATGAGGAAAACGCGCCTGCTGAGGCTGATCGCCAGGCTCTCGCGTACATGCAGGCGAACCATCCGCGATTCTTCGAGTTCCAGCCTGAAGTGCTGGCTCACGTCCAGGCCAACCCCACCGTCGCTGCTGTCGTGAACCGCGAGCTTTCGCGCGGCAATCGAGAGGGCGCTCTGGAGTTTGCGTGGGGCAACTACGCGCTCAGTGCGGGTGTTGACGTTCATCAGAGGATGCTGAACAACAACACGGTGCTTAACCAGGAGGTCGAGAAGGCTCGCGTCGATGCGGGACTTGCCTCGACCCAGGCTTCGGGAATCCACGAAGCGCAACCTGATCCTCGAATGATTTCGACGGATCGGTTCAATCAGCTTGTGGAGATGTCCCGGGCTGGGTATCCGATGCCCCTCGCACGCGAGGTGTTCGGAGCCAGCTTGCCTGACGAAATCTTCGGCATCAACCAGTAACACATAGAGGTTTTCCAACATGGCTGGTGGAGCTATTGGAAATGTTGGCGTTTACAAGTGGGGCTTCCAGACCGGGAGCAACGGTGGTGTGGTCAACCGGGAGGACCTGTTCGGTGTCATTACGAACATCGATCCCTATGACACGCCGCTGACGAGTTCTGCTCCGTCCGTCACTGCTCAGCACGTCGTGCATGAGTGGCTGACCGACACGCTTACGGCTGCCAGCACCACGGGCGTTGTGGAGGGTGCCGACTGGGCGCTCGACACCATGACGACCCCGGCTCGTGTGCTCAACGTGACGCAGATTTTCCGCAAGGACATCGGCGTGAGCGAGACGCAGCGTGCCGTGAATCCGGCTGGTTTCAAGGACGCTTATGCGTATGAGACGCAGAAGGCGTTCAAGGAGAAGGCGCGCGATCTGGAAAAGACGTTGTTCTCCAGCGCGGCTTCTTCGACGGGTGCCAGCAACGGCGCGCGTCAGATGAAAACGCTTCAGTCCCTCATCACCACGAACGTGGTCTCGGCCAGCGCGCTTGCTACTGCGGGCGACGCGACGCACGCGGGCATCGTTGGTGCGAATGATGTGAACTCCCTCCTCCAGACGATCTACGAGGCGGGCGGGGACCCGGAGTCGATTTACGTTTCGGCTGCCCTCAAGCGTCAGGTGTCTGCGTTCAGCATCACGAACCAGACGCGCTACATCGGCGCGATGGAGAAGCGGCTCACGTTCGGTGTGGACGTTCTCGACACCGACTTCGGCCTCAAGCAGGTGATTCTGAACCGCTGGGTGCCGCAGGCCACCAATACGGGCACCGCTACGGCGAATGCCACGGACGTGACGGGGCAGATGTTCTTCCTCCAGCGTTCGATGGTTCGCCTTGCGTGGCTGCGTCCGATGGCGCACACTCTGGTTGGTAAGCGTGGAGATTCGGTTGCCGGTCTCGTCGTGGGTGAGGTTACCCTCGAAGTGCTGAACGAGAAGGCGTGTGGCCGCATCATCGGCGTGAACAACAAGAGCGCGGTGAGCTAACCGTAACAGTTGATACCCAGGGAGGGGGCGGACGACAAATCCGCCCCCTTTCTTTCCTTGAAGGAGAAAAGACCAATGCCGCAGAGAGGACATCAATCCAGCCCAGGTCAGCCCTACAAGCTCGTGACCGGCAAGCCCCAGGCTTACGACACGAAGGCCAGGCTCGGAGCTATGATGGACGGCGAGGCGAGCTACTTGCCGTCTGAGGATTTCAACCTGGCTGAAGGACCGAACCAGGACAACAATGGCAGGCTCACGCGCAACAGCGCACCGCCTGATCCCGGCCCCGCTATCAGCAAGCCGAAGTCCAGCCCCAATGGTGGAATCGGCGGACCGCTGGAGTAAGCATGGCACGCAAGCGTCAGAACCCGACCGTCTACAAGTTCAACAAGGCCGTAGATTCCGGCCCGCTTCCTAAGGATGCGGATGCCGCGACCCAGGACATGATTCAGAAGGAGAGAATCCGGCGACAGATCGCTTCCCGCTTGGGAGCGAGGCCGGGCAAGTAACATGGCAGGCGGCGTCTCACCGGCAGACATGCGGCTCCTTGAGAGTTTCTGCGATCCGAACTGGCTCGCGGAACGCTCTCCTGGGGCCAAAGCCACGCTAGAGAGCGCGGCGGAAATCAAGGACGCCTACCGCTCGATCTCTCAC